AGAAAAGAGTGCGCCGATTGAAGTTGAATCCGAGGTTGTGAGTGAGCAGTGACCTTGCAGTAGTTCAGCAGAAGATTGAGCATCTGCAGAAACGAGTAGAGCTGCTCAGGGCTTTGCCGCATAGGCACCTGCATAAACACTATCGTTGGTCAAGAATATTTTTTGAGTCGCGTGATAAAATGCGTCTTCTTACGGCTGCCAATCAAATTGGCAAATCGACCGTGCAAATTGAGACGTGCTTGGAGTGGATTGTTAACAAAGATCTTTGGCCGCTTCTTTGGCCGGGGAAACTTCCTCGACTGGTGTGGTACATGTATCCGAGCCGAGAGGTTGCCACGCAAGAATGGGAGACAAAATGGCAGCCACTGATGCCGCCAGAAGATGATCCGGAGTTTGGGTGGAAGGAATCAAGAAAGAACGGACTCATCGAGAGTGTTAAGTTCAACACCGGTATACTTCTTGTTTTCAAGGTTTATGCCCAGAAAGCAGAACATCTGCAGTCTGCTACCGTTGCGGCCATCTTTTGCGACGAAGAGTTGCCTGCAGATTTGTGGGATGAGCTTAAGATGCGCATCAATGCCATGAATGGGTACTTTCGGATGGTGTTTACAGCCACTCTTGGACAGGAGTTTTGGCGACAAGCTATGGAGCCCACAGAAGAAGAGATCTCAATGGGCAAGGTGCGGTTTCCGAAGGCAGGAAAGCAGCAGATTTCGCTGTTTGACTGTAAGTTTTTTGAGGATGGATCCCCGTCTGACTGGTCTGAAGAGCGCATTTCTGAGGTGATTGCGGGCTGTGGAACCCACAACGAAGTCCTCCGGCGTGTCTACGGGCGATTTGTCGTGGGTGAGGGAAGGAAGTACGAGGCATTCTCTACGGTGGAGAACACCTGTCACCCGATCCCCGTACCGGAGAACTGGATGCGCTACGTGGGTATCGACTCCGGAGCCGGTGGTACGAACCCCGATCCGTCGAAAAATTCAGATCCGGCGGCAATAACATTTGTAGCCGTGCGCCCTGACATGAAGTTTGGTTGTGTCTACAAGGCTTGGCGCGGTGATCAAGAGCTTACAACGTCAGCCGACATCATCCAAAAATTCCTTGAGATGCGGGGGAAGGAGCACATCGAGGAAGTCTACTACGACTACTCGGATAAAGACCTGCATACGATCGCCAGCCGCATGGGAGAGGGGTTTATCAAAGCCGATAAGTCCCATGAGCGGGGAGAGGGGATGCTTAACACCCTATTTAAGCATAAAAAGTTAGTAATTTTTAACAATTCAGAGGGACTTCAGAAATTATCCCATGAACTGTCTAATTTGAAACTCAGTGCGTCAAGAAAGGCTCCGGATCATCTGTGCGATGCCCTCAGATATGCTATTGCCAAGATGCCTTGGGACTTTTCTGACATAGGAAAGATCAAATCAACGGAAAAAGAAGTTGAAAAGATCTCAAAAGCAGTGGAAGCTGGGACAGAACGAGGAGAAAGACACAATCATGCATCAGAGCCAACCCTTGAAGACGAATTCGAAGAACTCAACAACCTCTGTGAAGTGTAGGTTTACACCGGATGAACTTTGTCGTATACTTGATGCCTGTGGGAAGGCCGGGGTTGCTTCGCTGAAATGGGGCGACCTTGAGGTAAACTTCGTTGCCGGTCAGCAAGCGCATGTTTACACCGCAATGCCTCTAACCCAAGCCCCTGACGGACCCATGTCAGAACAAGAATCCGAAAGCGTTCTACAACAGAGCCTTGAGGAACAACTGTCGCAGCTTATGATTGACGACCCAAAAGCATACGAAGAGCATATGCTGCGCAAGGACATGGAAGATGGCGAATAAAGCGAAGATTGATGAGCTGAATGAAATTTTTAGCGAAGCTGAACAGTGTGATAACGACATTTTTCCAGAGCAGCGCTCAAATATTTTGCTCATTTCTGGTGAACACTACGCAAAAATTGCAAAAGAAATTCAGAATCGTTTGAGAACTCGTTCTGATGTACCAGAAGATACAAAAGTTCGTCTTACCAAGAACCACGTACAAAAAATTGCTAAAATTTATGTTAATCATATCGTTTCCGCAGCGCCCGGAGTGCAAATTACTCCAGATAATGAAAAAGAATTGAAAGACAAGAAAGCAGCACAACTTCGTGAGAGCATTTGGCAGCATGCTAAGAGAAAATATCGCTTGCGCGAGAAAGTGCGCTCTTGGGCTGAAGATTATATTGGAATTGGCGAAGTTTTTGTAAAAATCTTTTGGGATCCGATGGCAGGAGAGTTTGTTGGTTACGATCAAGCCGTAAGTGAAGACGGAGAGCCACAGGTTGATGAAAATGGTGAAATGGTTGCATCGGAAAAACCTGTTTTCTCCGGGGATTTCAAGTTTGAGACGTTCCACGGCTTCAACGTGCTCCGTGACCCCCGAGCCAAAGATCTTTCTGAGAGTGCATACTTGCTTCTTCGTCAGATGATGAGCACCGATGATCTTAAGAAGCGCTACGCTGGAGACGAAGAGAAGTTGAAGTTCATCCAAGAAGAACAGGACAAAACTTTCTTTGTGTTCGATGGCAACAAAGGCGCATACAAGAAAAGTAAGGGTCAGTGCCAGCTGAAAGAGCTGTACTATCGTCCGTGTCCCGCATATCCGCAGGGATACTTCTATATTTACACTGAGAGTGGCATTCTTGAGCAGGGCGAACTTCCTTTTGGTATTTTCCCGATCGTGCATGCTGTGTGTGAGCGCATTCAGACTTCAGCGCGTGGAAGATCTCCGGTGAAGCATATGCGTCCGTACCAAGCCGAGATTAACCGCATGGGTTCTAAGATGGCTGAGCATCAGATCACTCTTGGAGATGACAAGATCATTCTCCAGAATGGATCTAAGCTTTCACAAGGAGCACTCTACCCCGGAGTTCGCGGTTTGACTGTCACCGGAGAGAAGCCAACCATTCTTTCTGGGCGTGATGGAACCCAGTATCTTCAGCCGATGTTGTCTACAATCAACGAACTGTATGATGTCATGTCTGTTAAGGAAATGGACTCAGACAAGATTAACACCCAAGATGCGTACACACTGCTCTTTAGATCCGCGAGCCAGAAGAAGAATTTCTCGCTGTATATCGAGCGTTTTGAGCAGTTTTTGATTGATATTTGTAGTACTTTTATGCAGCTTGCTCCTAAGTATTACGCTGACTCAACAAAGATTCAGATGATTGGTTCAAATGAGTTTGTCAATATGGCGGAGCTTGAGAGCCAGCAAGATCTTAACTATCAGATCAAGATTGAACCCATGGCCGAAGATATTGAAACTCAACTTGGACGCCAGTTGATTTTGGCACAAGCACTTCAGTACTCAGCTCAACAGCTGGGCCCCAATGGTGTGGCAAAGATCGTTAAGAACATGCCTTTTGGTGGTCTGAAGGATAGTTTCGACGATCTCACGATGGACTCTGATATTGCGGACAACGTCGTGCTTGCTCTTGATCGTGGAGAGATGGTTAAGCCCAGCATCGACGATAATCCGGTGTACATGCTTAAGCGCTTAACCAAACGTATGCGCGAACCGGACTTCAAACTTCTTCCTCCGGAGATTCAGGCACGCTACCAAGGTCTGCGTGATGCTTATACACAGATTAAGGCACAGGAAGAAGCTCGTTTGATGGCGGCAAAGTCTGAGTACATCCCCGCCGGTGGGGCAATGGTTGCCTGTGACATCTATGTTCAGGATCCAAAGAATCCCATGTCACAAAAACGCGCACGAATCCCATATGAGGCGCTCAACTGGCTTATCAAACAAATCGAACTTCAGGGCACAAGCTTGGCTGATCTTGAGTCACTAAACTCAGGTCAACAGGCGACGATTATGGAGCAAGCAGCCAGCGCTGGACAGGCAGCTGGTAGAATGCAGCCCACGCAGCCCACAAGACAACCTTTATCCCCACAGACTGCAAATCAAGGGCCCAGTCTGCTTGAAAATGCTGTGCAAGGCCCTGCCACAGCATAGGAAGGAAGATGAACGAGAATGAAAACGCTACAATGGAATCAGTTACGACTGACACCAGTACTGAAGTGGATACTTCGACACCCGCTGAATCTGGAGATACTTCTCCTGCTGACGCTGGTGGGCCTGACACTGGAGAAAGCGCTCCGGTAGTTCCAACATACTCACCGAACTTTAAGTTCAAATTTGCGGTGCAAAATAAACCCACCGCAGAAGAGCGTGAGTTTGACGAGTTTATTCGTCCGGTAATCAAAGACTCAGATACTGAGAAGAAGATCCGTGACTTGTATGAGAAGGCTTATGGGCTTGACTTTGTGAAGCCACGCTTTCAACAAGCAAAAGAAGAGCTGCAGCGCGTTAAAAC